ATAGTATATACAATATGGAACCCATGACAGGGGTGGTAGCCTCCCGAGCCAATGACCGGCTTGCCGGAATACATAGGAAGGGAGGTGGCGCCAATGACTGCTGCGGATATCATTTTGATATTTATAGGGATAATCAGCCTGCTGATTGCCTTTGGTAGCTTTGTTATAGCGTTGCTTGCTTTTCTCGATAGAGACAAGGATCACAAGCGAAAAAAATAATGCCCACCCTGTTGCAACCAGGATGGGCGCCTCTCACTGAGAGGTAATCCCTGCTTGGGAAGCTCTACCTTTGGAGTGGGGTTCCATGTAGGGCACCTGTTACCAGCAGGTGTCCTTCTTTATGTTCAATATACCATAATCTGTGTAAAATTTCAAGTGCTTTTTTCTTCCGGTGGTGTCCTTCGGAACTGGTTCAGTCTGTCTGCCAGCTTCTGGTCTTTGTCTGGGTACAAGTGGGAATAGGTGTCAAGCGTTGTCTTTACCGATTCATGCCCCAGGCGGTCAGCTATCTCCAATGGGGTAAAGCCAAGTTCTATAAGCATACTGGCGTGGCTGTGTCGAAGGTCGTGTACTCTTATCGGTTGCAGTCCCGCCTTTTCGGATGCCCTCTTTATTTCCTTTTCCAAAGCGGATTTTGTGAAATAAAATATTCGGTCTCCTTTTTCAATTCCATAGAGCTTTGAAATATACTCATGGATATCATCATATAAAAAATCGGGAATGGAAATACACCGCTTTGCTTTGGGTGTCTTCGGTTCCAGAAACAGTTCCTCCCCCTTTACCTTTGCATAATTCTTATTGATGTCTACCCGCTTTGTAGGGAGAATGTCTGCAGGAGTGAGTGCCAGCAGTTCCCCGGATCGCATCCCGGTATAAAACAGCATATCAAAAGCCAGTTTTACGGATGATTTCTGGATGGCGCCGGAGAACTGTTCATATTGTTCCTGCGTCCAGATGTGCATTTCGTCTGCTTTGCTTTTCCCCATACTACCGGCGGTCTTGCAGGGATTGAATGCAAGATGGTAATGGGACACAGCATAATTCATCAGTGCTGAAAGCTGGTTGTTGACCGTTTTTAGATATGTCTGGGAGAATGGTTTTCCATTCTCGTCCCGGTATGAAATTAATTCATTCTGCCATTTCCGGATTTTGATGGTATCAATATCGCATACTTTCAGCCTGCCGAAGTAGGGGAGCAGCTTGCCTTCGATGATAAACCGCTTATTCTCCATTGTGGTAGGTTTCAGACGGTGTTCCATGTCTTCCAGATAATTTTCCACAAGGGAGGAAAAGAGTATGTCGCTGGTATTTTTCTCCTGATCTAAAAATGACCGCTCATACTCTTTCGCCTCTCGTTGCGTCTTGAATCCTCTTTTGCAAGTATGTTTATTCTGCCCGGTCCAGTCCGTATAATTAAAGGCGGCATACCACATGGTTTTTCCGTTCCTTAAGGTATATTTGTATGCTGGCATGATATCATCCTCTTACAGTTTTTCAAAGACAAGTGTTGCCTGAATTCTATCACCACTAAGCATACCCTTACTTCCTGATGAAGTTGTAGAAATGGTATGTAATCTATATCCTTTGGCAGCTTGTTGGTTGATCACGTTTTCTAACTCGGTCAAGTTGCCTGAGCCTGTTCCAAGCAGTTTCTCTTTCAAAACGACTTGTAAAACGACATATTGTTGCATATTTTTTCATCTCCTAAAATTTTGTTTCAAAGTTTATTTTTTATAATAGACAATAGATGTGAATATTCTTGGAAATGCGTTATGCCTTTTCCAGATATTTTGATGCAGAAGCAATAATCTTGTCCTTGTACTCATAAATATCAGTCATAGAATGAATATAAATACGTTCAAAATTCTTATTTTCATCCGGGATCAGAAGCTGCTTTACCTTTTTATTTACATCGATCCTGCAGATTGGCTTCCTGTTATTATTTTTGTACAGAATCCCAAAATAGCTCTCGGTATCACGATAGGCGATATCTTCCACAGGAAGGATGCCAGCCAAGATACCCCTGACAATATAATATGATTCTAGTTCTTCTTCTGTGGTGATAATTTTACTTTGTGGATGAATTTCTTCTGCTGGCACTGTTTCTGTGTCTGTCTGCGTAGCGGCTACCTCTGGAGTTAATGCTGCTGAAATCTTCTGGTTTACAATCTCATTTATAAATCCTACAAATGCTTTTTTTATAATTGGTCTGAACTTTTCGAGTGTTTTTTGTGTCTTTACTCCATCATACGTTTCCGATAGGACATATCTTACAAATTCATCCCCTGGTGCTTCTATCATGTTTGAGAAAAACTTTTTAATAGATGTCAGATATTTTAATTCTGAGGCAGTGCTGAAGATATTGTCTTTATCAAAGCTTTCCTTTCGGAACTTGTTTAGCTCAGCAATCAGGTTATCCTTTAAGTCTTTCATATCGATTTCCATAAATGGGATTAAATCCATCTTATTAGCTTCGTCCAGATCTGTATAAAAACGATAGGTAATTCCGTTGGTTAAAATGCCAAACTTGGCAGGAGATGTTCCGAAATACCGGAATAATTGTGAACCGTGTTTATCTAAGGACTCCCCACACCATTTGCACTCTATCAGAATTTCCGGGGAACCATCAATCAGTATGGCATAGTCCACTTTTTCTCCTTTTTTAATTCCTACATCACTTACATATTCCGGACAAAATTCAGATGGATTGAATACATCGTATCCAAGTAACTGGAAAAATGGAATCACCATTGACATTTTTGTAGCTTCCTCTGTTGAAATTTTATCTTCGATTTGTGTCACTCTTTCTGCCAGTGCTTTCATATCTTCTGAAAATCCCATAAACTAATTCCTCCCTTGATAGTTAGCTGTTTTTTTCTTATTTTTATTCCTCCGGTACCACTCGAAGGATATTATTTTCCCAAGTTTTCAGTTCCTGTCTTTTGCAATGGTTCATCTGCTGCAACAGATGAAGCTTCTTGTTGAAGGAGTAATTCTTTTGTTTTACCTATGATTATGTCTTTTCGATCGGTATCTAGCTTTACAAATGAATTTAAAAGTTTCTTTTCTTCTTTATTTAATTTAGGAATTTGTCCTAATAGATAGTCTATTGAGGTATCCAAAAATTGGGACAATTCGATTAAGTCATCTGCTGTTGGTTCTCCTTTGCATTCTAGGAAAGAGATTGCCTTTTCGGTTCCGATTGGAACTTGGTTTATGAAATCATCCTCGCTCAAACCCATATCTGCAATTGCTGATTTAATTCTATTGGCGAAAGTATCTCGTAATAGATTTTCTTCATCAAAAAAGAAGAAAAAATAGTTTTTCTTTAGGGAATTACTACCATTATCAATAGAATTGTTTTTTAGATCATGACTATTCTGTGTATCATTTCCAAGAATATAGCCAACAGGAACATTAAATAATATGGCAAGTTTGCTCAAAGTCTCTATATCTGGTTCCCTCTTTTCTATTTCATATAAAGATAGTGCAGATCGGCTAATACCCATTTCTTTTGCCAATTCTGATTGAGTTAAGCCTCGCCTCTTTCTAAGTTCTACAATACGTTTTCCAAACATAGATGACCTCCTTCATTGCGATTTTACTCTACAAAATGAAGCAAAACAATAGAAAAAATAAAATGTTGCAAAAAGTAGCAAAAACTGTTGACAAAATGTAGCACATATGTTAATATTCAGATATGCTTCATAATGAAGCAAAGAAATAAAGGAGGTGCTACATGAAACGAGAGCAACTAATTAAAGCTCGTAAGAGCCTTGGGTTGACACAAGCAGATATGGCAACTGCAACTGGTGTTCACAGAAGCTACTATGGGCTTATAGAAAATGGAAATCGAAATCCTACACTTGGAATTGCTACCAAAATTGCCAATGCTCTTAATTCCAGTATTGAGCAATTGTTCCCAGATGAAATTTTTTTTGCTAATAAATGCTACGAAATGAAGCTGTAATATATATGATTATATCAAAGAAAGGTAAAAAACAAAATGCCAAATATAACAGCGATGACAAGCTCCAATGTATTTTATAAAGCACGTTTGGAGGCTTCAAAATATAATGAACAGTTGAGCAGCAGGGAAGGGGCGGCGGAAATAATGGCAATCGACAGGGGACGCCTGTACAGAATTGAAAAAGGCAGTACCTATCCGTATCCGGAGGAAGTCCATTTAATGGCGGATCTCTATAATGCTCCGGAACTTCGGAATTACTATTGCACAGAAATGTGTCCTCTCGGAGAATGTGTTGCAAAGGCTGATGTGACAAACCTTGATCGAATCACGATTATGGCCATGTCTTCATTTGAAAAAACAGATGAAACGAAACAGAAACTCCTTAAAATTGTGGCTGATGGGGTTATTTCTGAGGATGAAAAAAATGAAATGCTAACAATTGTGCAAAATCTTGGAGAATTGGAAGGCGTTGCACAGAATTTGAAAAACTGGGTAAAGAAAAATCTCCGGGAGATGAAGTGAATGTATCTTGCAAAAAATTTGAAACTTTTGCGCAAAAAATATGGAATATTGCAGGAAGAAACTGCGAAACTCTTTGAATTGAAAGATAAGAGCAGTTGCTGCCTGGTAGAAAATGGTAAGCAGAAATTATCAGTCGAGCAACTGATAAAACTATCAGAATATTTCGGTGTCACGCTCGATCAGTTTGTGAAACAGGATTTGGCAAGGAGGAATAGCTATGGCAAAAGCGTGGTTGGAAGATAAGGCGACATGGCTCTTTGATCTGGCACATGGCAATCTGGATGAAGATGTCGCTGTGAAAGGATTTCTGAAACATTATGTGCTGCAAGGGCGGGGTATTGATGATGTGAAGCAGGATTTCCATTTTCATACGCACTACGGAGATTTTTATCTGGAATCGGCTATGCACATCCTGCATCGGGCGATAGAAAGTCAGATTGAGGCGCCGCCCCGGTCGGAAATGCGGACACTGGATGAGGTGCAGAGGATTGTTGATGCCGTTCGCGCAGGTATCCGGGTTCAGGTCGATTATTACGATCCGGAAGTGGATGATAATCCATATGCTGTTCGTGCGGCATGGTAGAAAGGGGGAATTGCATGGGAACATTGGAAATGGCGCCGGGCGTGATTGCGGTTCCGGTGAGGGCTTATGTTGAAAGTACTGATGTGATGATACTGCTCGGATGCAGGAAGTCCAAGGCGAGCGATTACATACGGAAAATCAATGAAAGAATCAGGAAAGAGGGGGGCATGGCTTTCCCAGCCGGAAAGGCAAATAAGTATTTATTTTCTGAAATGTCGAAGCTGCCGATTGAGGACATCAACAAAGTCCTAGAGGCAAACGACAGGAAGGGATGATGAAATGGCATATTACAATACCTGTCCAAGATGTGGTAGCAATTTAGATCCTGGAGAAAAATGTGATTGTGAAAAAGAGGACAAGCAAAAGACAGAGTATATTTTACAACATATAGAAGTAAGTAAAGAGACAGGGCAGCTTTCTTTCGTTTGGAATGGCAGGGAGGCATGATATGCAAAGAAAAGCAATGTACCGACAATTGGTGGAAGCTGGTATTGCATTAGTGGTTACTTATGTAGCAGGAAAATGGGCTGTGCAATATGCCTATATAGAAAGGGGCTATGAAGCTGTAGGAGGTGAATATATTTTTATTTTGGCTGTATATTGGGCAGCATATAGGTTTATTAGGTTTGTATTTAGTATTGTAGCACTATTTAAGGAGGTTATGATTCATGCAAAATAAAATAAAAAAGGAGGAAGTGGAAAAATTACTTGGAAGTAATATTACAGAAAGCCAGTTCTTAGAAGCTTTGAGATATGCAGAGAGAAAGCAGGCGTATATTTATAGAACTACTCAAAGAAGAGTTGTTCTTGAACAATGGTATTTTATCAAATTAACAATAGAATATGTTAGCAATCTTGAGTTTTCGAGATTGACAATGGATCTATGTAGCGCAATGCGTGATATGGAAAAAGAGCACTCAGTCAAAGACCAGAGCGCCCAAAAAAAGGCTTTATTCAAAAGGAGCTTGCAAACGTAGCAAATATATCTGTTATGACATATTCTCGGTATGAATCTGGCGAATGCATACCAAATGTTTGTATAGCACAACAATTTGCTAAAGCCTTAAATGTTTCAATAGAGGAATTTTTCCCTCTATCAAATGCATACTAAAAAATAATCTCATGTGTTTATGATAGCAAGTACAGAAAGGAAAGTCAATATGGAAAAGGGCATGGAAATCGAGAATCCAAAAGCAGTTCAAGAATATGGGTTTTACCATAAGCAATGCAGTAAAAGTATGAGACACAAGTTAATGGATAAAATTCGTAAGGTATATGAGATATTCGGTGAGCAAGCAAAAGATAAGAATGCTAAATATATTTCAAAGCTGGAAAAATATATTGATGACGATACCCTATGGATTCTCAAAGATTGGAATGAATTTCTTTTAGAGAGGCAGGTGCAGCATGAGTAAAACAATGGTAGAAGAAAAATCTGGATATAAAGAAATAGGGACAGGAATCTTTGTAGCAGAGGAAGATGCGTATGATTACGCTATGGAAAGGATTTCTCTGGATGAAGCAGAAAAGAAAGAGTTTGTGGAGTGGTTTTACTCCGGAAATTGGATTAAGGAGGGTTAAATTTGGAAAATACAAGTATTGAGAGCATGGAACCTACGCAGGTTATAGAAACAAATAATACAGGAATATTTGATACATCACTTGATAATATTATGTATCTTGCAGAAAAAGCAGATAAGGCTGTTACTGCTTTAAATAAAATCATGACAGCAGCATTAAAAATTACGTCAGAACATGACTGGGTTTTAATTGGTGGTAAGCCGTACTTACAGGAATCAGGCGCTACGAAAGTAGGAAGACTTTTTGGCATTAGTTGGGCTATTGGTAGTCCCAATGTTGAATGTGATTCAGAAGGCTATAAAACATTTACATACAAAGGACGTTTTGAAATGCGAGGGCAGTTTATCGAATGTGAAGGCAGCAGAAGTATGAAAGATGAGTTTTTTGGTGGTAAGGCAGCAAATAGAAAATCTATAGATGAGATATCGGAGAGAAACGTAAGACAAGCAGCCTATACAAATTGTATTAATAATGGAATTAAAAGAATTGTACCTGGGCTTCGTGGGATTGATATAAAAACTCTGGAATCTGCTGGAATGGATACAAGTAAATTAAAAGGTTATACATTTAAAGATGGAAGCAAAGGAGGGACTTCTAGTTCTAGTACAAATTCTGGGCTGAAATGTGAAAAGTGTGGTGCTTCTATTAGCCAGAAAGTAGCTTCTTACTCACAAAGTAAATATAGTGGTCATATGTACTGTATGGACTGCCAAAAGGCAATTTCTTCAGGGGGTAGTGTAAATGACAGCACAGGAAATTAACGAAAGAATGGTAAAAGCAAAGCAGGAGAAGATAAAGGTTTATCCTTGCAGAAATTTAAGAGCATCCAATATCGGACATCCATGCGAACGGTTCCTTTATCTTTTGATTACCAGATGGGAAGACCAGCAGCCGCATGATGTTGGATTGCAGCACATTTTTGACCTTGGATGTACCTTAGAGACACATACAATCAATAATCTGAAAGAAGCAGGTTATGAGGTGATAACACCTACACAGTGGAGCTTTCAAATTGAGAAACCTTTAATTACAGGAAGGGAGGATTTACGCATCAAAGATGAAAATGGGGAACTGATTCCCGTTGAAGTTAAGGGAATTTCTCCATTTGAGTTTGGAAGGTTGAATACAGTCGAGGATTTCTTGCATTCAAAGCGATATTACATTCGTCAATATCCAGCACAGCTTCAAATCTATATGTATCATTTTAATAAGCTTTATGGTTTTTTTGCTCTTACAAATAAATTAACAGGCGAAACAAAGATGATTCGCATGGATTTTGACTGGGATATGGCAGATGACCTTTTAAAAAAAGCAGAACGCATTTATAAGGCAATAGAGGACAAGAAAACACCAGATGCCATGGAAGATATGGCAATGTGTGAAGGGTGCAAGATGGCTCATATCTGTGGAATACACAGGAATATTGAAACTGATATGGATCTTGAAGGAGAACTTAATGACTTGATTACGCAAAAATATGTTTTAAAGAAGTATGTCGACAAATATAGTGAGGTTGACAAAGCTATTAAAAACAAGATCGGAGAGCGTGATAAGGTCATCACAGGGGATTATCTGGTACAGAGGAGGTGCATACAAAAGAAATCTTATACAGTTCCAGAGCGGATAGAATATAGGTTGCAGATACAAAGGCTTTAGTAGTAGACTATGTGGTTTATCTGGAGGAATATTTGGAGGATTAGGAGGGAAAACCAAAATGTATGATTATAATGGAGATATGAGTTATTATCAAGATCAGCTTGCAGCGAAGGGCATTACCAAGGAAATGTTTGATATGGATAATTTTGTTGGTCTTACTGCAAGAGAACTGCAAAGTATCGTGGATAGCTTAAGATTAAAGAAAGAAACAGCATAATGGAATATAAACTAATAATACAGGGTAGGCTTTGCGGTCTAAATCAATATATTGCTGCAGAACGTGCAAACTGTTACAAAGGTGCAGA